TATGCTCTATGAGTTTTAACACAGATTCTGAGTTCGAAAGGTCCAAATTAATCAGTACGGAAAACATCGAATCAACACCAACTGGTCCACCCAGGGCATCGTATATATCTGTCTCTGTTTTTAGCCAGGATTTAAAAGCTATCGTATCTACGATATCTAACTGCGTCGCCCTATAGTATGCCATAATGGCATTATAGAATTCGTATATTCCACTTTCTCCATGATTTTTGCCAACAATTTCAGAGCTTAGATTATCGTGAAAAAATTTAACTGCGCCGTGGCGTTCTTAGACACAGCGAAAATATTTGATATTCTATTGGATAGTTATTTGTGGTTTCGTCTTGATTCACTATTTTTTCTCTTCAACTCTGTGTAAATTTTTTTTCTTCTATCACTATTTGCTTTTTTGGCTTTTATGTAAGATGGACTCTCTGTTAATTTTTTCTTCTTCTTTTTTATGCTATCAATCTTTAAGCCGCTGCTCCTTAATTCTTGAAGAATTCTTTCAAAAACAACTTGTTCGGTTAGCTTATCATCGTATCTAAAAACTATTAATGATATACCTTTCTCAATGCACATGTCTAGCTTTTGAAGATCTCTTTTTTGAGACTGGATGAAATCATCTTTTGATGCATGAAACCTTCCGGTATAGTAAAAGTGTTGCCTACCATGATACTCCAATGCAACGTTGTACTTTGGGCAATATATATCTAATTTTAATTTATTTCCTATGTGATATTCATTAATGATTTCTTCATTAGGTATAAGCTTTCTTAATATATCATACAAGGAAGAATGACCACGTGACATCTTCTTTTTCTTTTTTTTAATCCAGTTTAAACCGTGTCTATTAATTTGTTTATTAAGATAATTGACTGACCAATTTAATTCTTTAGATATTTGAGATAAAGACAAATGACTATCCATCAACAAATCTATCATAAATTGTATGTCGTCTTTATCTGGTTTATTGTTGCGCATTAAATTTAAAAGATGATACTGTGAAAGTTTTTCCAAAATCCAACACGGATATTGATGTTTTATTCCAGATATGATTTGCTAAGGCGCTAGACAGCATAGGGCAAGCTAAAATACAGTAGTCTATACCGGGACCAAGTTCTTGTATCGAAGCCACTATGCTATCAACTTTCTCATAGTAATCATTATAAGGAACTTTAATATAGTGAGTAGGCGATCCGATGATTTTTTGAACATGTTTTTTATCGTGAAAAGAAACCACAACAGTGTTAGCGTACTTTGTGTAAAAATTAACAAAGCTATCAAAAACATCCTTCTTTTTTAAAAACATATTCTCTATCGTTGCTGCATCATATAGCAGACCACTTGATAAAGCAGGGATTTGAGATATGTTTATATCAGTATTTTCAGAAACCATGCCATAATAAACACATCTCATATAGTTTTCATCTTTTATTTCAAGAGAATTCAATATAGATTTAGTAAAATATTTGTTTGGTTTTTTCTCATCCACTATCTGGCCAGTTACAGAAAGAAGAGAAGACCTAGAAAAAGATACATACGCAAATCTTTCTTTGTTAGACATTTTTTCTGTTAGTAGTCTAAGTGTTTGTTTTTGATCTATGAATCTCATGATATTTTTATATCCTCCATATTTATTCCTAGTGATTTTATTGGTAGAAGAACTACATCTTTGTCAACTATAGACTTTAAATGACCTAAATCGTGATATTGACCGGCGTCAAGGGTCATGTATCTTTCGTATTTTTCTTGCTTATCCTCATCTCTTAAGTAGCCAAGATGAACCATTCTTATTGAATTATAAACCCAATAATTTTTTCTTGCCAACCAATCCTCAACATATGTTGGGGCGGACCCGCATGCAAGAAGTCTGTCCGGGAATATCCCGCCCAATGCAAATCTATATATTCTCTGAACAAATTGAGGTCCCCACAGCTTATCTACTCTAATATTCAAAGAATCCCAAAGCTCGACCCTTCTAGTGCACACAACATCATACGGGGACATCTTAAGTTCGTCTTTTATAGAATTACCATTAACACATAAAATTATTTCGTCAGCGTCTATGGCAACAACCCAGTCACCAGGTTTTGCGTGCTCGGATAAACAATCCCAAGATTGTTGCCTAAGCTTACCCTCGTTTTTGGTAAAAAGATTTTCACTAGTTTTATACACAACCGCATATTCTTCGGCTATTTTTGCGGTGTTGTCGGTAGAACAATCGTCTAAAAAAATAATCTTATCAACCTGAGTTGAGAGTCGTTCAAGAATAACTTTAAGAAAACGATGTTCTTCGTTTCTTGCTACCATCAAAGCGTAAATCATAATACTGTTTGTGGCGGGATTTTAACCCCGCCACTTAAACCAGTTTCTCTACAGCTTAATTTGCTTGTGGGCCTGGACAGATGTAATGCGCTCGACATCAGTCGACTGCATCAAGATTTGACCTTTGACATTTTTGCGGCCAAGGACGATCTTTTCTGCATCGCTTTTGTTTGCGGCTTTTACAACTGAAATTGTTTCAACAGTAAAGTAGTTAAATTTATTTTCTGGCATGGTTTTTCCTTAATGTGAAAAGATTTTATGTGTTAGGATAATTAATAGATACATATTCTACAGCTTCTTCTAGGTCCATGACAAGTTTTGTCGCCATATATTTCATGTATGTTCTATTGATATGATGATGAGAGCAAATGACCACGGAAGGTTGACCATGAATTTTTGCCCAAGCCATTTCAAAGTCTGTTCCTATGTAAGACCTGTTGGGCAGCAGATACTCGACCAAAAGTATATCAGATCTCTTCTGTAAAAAAAGATTTTTTTGCACTATCTCTTCATAAGAAAGAGATTTGCCCTCATTTGAAGCATAGCAATCGTTTACTTTATAGCCTCGATCTTTCAATGCCTTGGTTGCATCAAGTCTCCAATGGGTTGCAAAAACATGAGCGTCATCAATTGCTCCAGAAAGATATACGGATAAAGACATCTATTTCTTAAATTCTTTAAATGTTTTGTCACCTTCGCCAAAGTATTCTCTAGCCAAACCAGCTTTTACTATTTCAGTGTTAAGACATTGTCCAGCTTCGTTCCACACTCTAGCAAGAATTCTACCGTACTTTTCATTCTTATCAAGAATTGACTCAATTTTTACTTTATTGTTGGCCTTTTTAATCCATTGATCGGTAAATTCCTTAGCTGCAAGCCCCATTTTTTTCTCTTCAAGATTTGAAGTACGGCTTTCTGGTGCATTGACTCCATAAAGTCTCACACTTTTTGGTCCAAGATGAACCTCAAAACCAAGGTCTATATTAATTTTAAAAGTATCTCCATCTACCACTTTAACAACTTCTGCGTTGTAAAGGTAAACATTTAATTCATTTGACATATATTTCTCCCTTGTAATTAATCTCTAGGTATTCCAAAATGATCACACGCTTTACGAAACATTTCTTGACTTACAGGCCACTGTCTATCAACCTCACTTGGTTCCCCTTCAAGCTTTGGAGACGATGCGTGCCAACTATGTCCTATGGAAACAGATCCGTCATACACAACATTATAGCCCAAGTGTCTCGCAAAATACGAGCACCAAGTTTCTTCATAATAATGTTTTGTCGGCAGAAAGGCACCGATAGCGTTGGGGTAAAGTTGTTTATATTTTATATTATTTGTTAAAGCGTTCCATACATTACGTCTTATAAAGTAAGCTGAACCAGAAACAGTGACACATTCTATATTATCTACAAACATCGTGTCATCTAAATCCGGCAACTGCCAGCCCCTATGAACCGGTTTGGTGTTAGTTCCGACTATACCAGCGTGTGTTATCCTACCCTGTTCGTCTCTTTGCTTAACGCCCAATATATGTATATCTGAATTCTTGTGAAAAATATTTAATATCTTTGTTACATCCTCGTTTTTCATCCATACGTCTGCGTTAAGTAAGCCAATAATTTCGGAATCTCCTTTACTGGCCATAAGATTACAGGCGGCTGCATATCCGATATTTCTATTAACAAAAAGTTTATCAATATGGTATTTTCCAGAAATATCTTTCAGATATTCAATGGTATTATCAGTCGAATCATTGTCTGAAATAAATAGATTCCAATACTTATTAGATTTTGTAATTGATTCTGTGTTTTGTAAATCTTTATGCAGAAATTTAATAAGCCTATCCAAAAGATTGGCAGTGTTGTAATTTACCACACATAAGTCTATCACTTAGATACACCCAACTATCTTGTACGCATCAGACGGATTTATACCGCCGTCTACCAATGCATCGTAGGCCATCTCAGCTTCCTGTAATTGAATCCCACTGTAGAATTCTTTAATCCTATTCTTAAATTGATCGTAACTATTTATAGGTCTCTGCATTTTTTGTTGTGCTGGTAGAAGGGCCGCCACAATTACGGCTGTAGTTACTACGGCAAGTGAGAACAGTGCTATCTTACCATTTGTCGTCATAACCATCAGCCTCAGCTACAAATACCGTTTCTATCGCATGCTGTACAGCTGCGAGTGTTCTAAGTATGATTTCCTTGTTTTGTTCTTGCATCTGACTATTAGCTAAGTTGACATAAGTCTTTTGTATATGCAAAAAAACATCTAAATCTTCTACAAAAAAAGATTGATTGTCTATAAGCTTAATGCCAACTTTTTTCTTTGGATTACTTTTTCTAGTCATTGTCTTCCTTCTTTACTTCATAAACACATAAATTATTTGTATCTGGTTCAAAAGCTACAAATAAAACTTTTTTCTTATCTTCGCTGATTCCGTCCGGAGGAGGGGTGTCTAGGGCTATCTTCTTCGATGAAGATCCGTAAACCTGACTTACCCCTTCGTAAACTACTATATAATTCAGTTTTGATGCTGGCATAAAGTACTACAACAATAGCATGAATCCGGCTAAGAAGCCAGTCAACAACGATACACATATTAAAATTACCCTAGTTTGTTTGTCTTTTTGTTGTGAAAAAGATATGTTCAACGAACACGTCCAGTTAATTAAAATTGAAAAAATTAAGGCAAGTAAAAGATTAACTAACATTATCTAGATATTAAACTTGAAAAAGAAACTGGAAATTCTGGCTGAGCTAATCTATATATTGCATCGGCATAGAGTTGTATCTCTTTCTGTGCATCGTCAGACAATCTTTGATTCAAAAATAAGGCTACCGACTGCAAACTGCAAGACCACCTATAAACAACATGCATTGCGTACGCAGGCAAAAATAGTCTAGCCTGCTCCGGCGCTACTCCTTCTTCCATTGCCCAATCATACAGGGCTTCTGAGTCCTTAATAAGTTTT